AGGGCTTCGACCTTCTTGCGGTCGTATCCCATCGCCACAAGGTCAGAACGACGAATGCGGTAGTTCTCGCCAATAATAGGCGAGTCCAGCATCGTCAGTGCGTCCGGGTGCATTAGAAAATGTTCCGGTGCGACCGACGCTAGTTTGGGGCGCGAACACGTTGTCTGACGCTTGATCTTCACGTCGTGAACGGTGAACTGCGCCTGCGTACCGCCCGGCTGATCTATTTCCTCATCGCGCGCGGTATGAGCCAGCACCGTGACATCGTCGTCACCGACAAGCTGGGCAAACGCCATGTCGTCAAGCCCGGTATGCTCCGAATACTTGACCTCGATTTTCTTTTCCTGCCACCACTTGATGATGCCGTTTCGCAGCGTCAGGGCATCGTTAATGCCATCATGTATGGCTGCCGGGCCATCACTCTCCGGGAAGATGAGATAATTGACGTAATCCGTCGCCTGCTCGGCCTGCGCCTCGTCGCCCTGCGCGTTTGGCTGATATTCGACAACCTTCTCATTGCCGAGAATGATCCGCACGACAGACGGCAAAACCTTCTTTATCTCACTGCGCACATCACGCGAGACAACCTTCGACCGGCCATCATCGGACGGTGTGTCGTTCATGATGCCGTCGCAGTATTCCTGCGCGCGCAACCGGTCTGGATAGACCTGCTGCCGATATGCTTCGGCGTCCTCCACAAGCGTGTTAATCGCCCGCGAAAGTTCCTCATCAGTCATTTCGGCCATTAATGTTCCTTACGCCACCTTGCGGGGCGAGAAATTCCAGGCTTTGTCCGTGGTCTTCGGTTCTTCGTAAGCCACGCACATCAAACCGAATGCGTCGGCGGCATGGCTCGACCAATCATGATCAGGACCAAGGCCGATGTTGCGATCATCGTCGCGTTTTTCGTGATACCAGCCCAAGGCATCCAAGCCGGGCTGCGTCGTCTTCTCGTTGAACCAGATCGCAGGAAATAATCGCCTTCCCGCCTCAACCCGTTTTAGCGCCGCGCCCTTGCCCTGATTAGGGATAGTACGAACATCAAACCCAGCAGCGCGAATATGATCCTCAAACCGAGTTGCCGTGATCTGATCCGCTTGCGCGCCGTCATGCGGCAGAACACATAGAGCCGATCCATAACCATTCGAACGCATCCATTCGAGATGCGAGGCCAACGGCTGCCCGACCGCTTCGTAATAATCCAGGGCGCGAATCTCTTTGCCGACAAACTGGGCGATCCAGATCGCCGTAGCATCTCGCACACCAATGTCCCAGAACGCCCGCAACTGCATCACAGGGTCTTTAGCGACCGCTCCGATGCGCTTTTCCTTCCGGGCGTCAAGCAGCGACCGGGCGTAGTAAGCTCCCTCCACGACCGTTACAAAGTCACCATCCCATATGTGAGCATATTGATCGGGACGCTTCGTCAGGTCGTTCTTGCGCTCGGTTTCCAGTACCTCGGGAAACCATGGATTGTCCGAATAGTTGATTTCGGTGATCTTCGCGCCTTCGGGCGGGTCCTCGCGAAATCTCTTGTGTGTTGCGCTGTTCTTGCGCTCTGGATTCCACGTCACCCAGATTTCAGAACCATGCTCGCGCACCGTTGGAATGGTTTTGATCCACGCCGACTCGCTGACCGGCTCGGCCTCGTCAACCCAGAGAATGTGAATCTGCGACTTGGATTTGATGCTGTCTAGGTTATGGCGCAGGCCAATGAACGCAAACGATATGCGGCCATCCCGCGTTCGAATGTATTTCTCGCCCACGTCGTAATGGCCGGCCAGCCAAGGCTCCGATGCGATCGCGGCCTTGACCTCCGCCATAGAGCTTTCGTCCAATGAGTTCATAAACTCACGGCCGCAGACGATGACCCCAGTTTTTCCCTCTTGGCTTAACTGGTAGCCCCTGACAGCGGCCATCTTGGCAAACGATCTGGTTTTTCCAGACCCTCGCCCGCCATATGCAATGCGGTATCTCGCCTCGCCTACAAATATCGGGATCAGCTTTTCAGGAAGCTCAATCCTTGCTGTTGTCATGATCCGGCGCGACGATCTCAATTCGAGTTGGGGACATAGACCCATCGCTCGATGAGTGGTCGATCTCTTGTTTATCGCGCCATTCGTTCTTGCGGCGGTTCTTTAGCCAAAAGATTTGAGCCGTCGTATCCGGGGCGATCTTGGCCCGGAAAGGCGCATAAACTGGCTCGGCAGCGTTGGCTGGCATGAAGATTTTGACCTCATCCTGCTCATAACCAACCGCTCGCTGATACAGACTTCGCTCTACGCGCTCGTCCGCAATTTCCTTGCCGCCTTTTATGGCCTGACAAAATCCGTCATGATCGTGCTTCCAGCGATAGATTGTCCGCACGTCAACTTCGAAGAAATCGGCCAATTCCTGATCGGTCGCGCCCAATAAGCACAGCTTCTCAGCCTGCTTTGCATACTCTTCGCGATATTCCGATGGGCGTCCAGCCTCAGCCATTGATCGTCTCTCTCAGCACACCCAAAGCCTGCTGTTGTTCTGGCGTTTTGGGCGTGTCGTCTATGATCTGATACGGCAACGCGACGAACCGGTCCGGCCCACGAGTTGCAACAGGACCGTCCTGCGGGATGCGCGCCACAACCGATTCAACCATTTCAGTCGCGCGAGGGGCTGGTTGATTGGGCTTTCCCATCATATGAGCCGTACACATGCGGATATGATCCGCCACAGCTTGGTCAAAATCTGCGGCCGAGCCGATCTGTGAAAGCGGAATGTCGATCATGTTCACTCCCCCGCCTTCTGCCCGAATAGCCGGGTTAGAATTTGCCCACGATGTCATCCATTAGCGAATGACAAGCGCGGAGGATGGACTCGCTCTCAGTGAGCTGAGGCGACAGACCGTAAGGCGTTGCCGGCGACGTTCCGGCCCTAATCTCACCTACGCCTTCAATCTTGTCGCGAAAGTTCGAAAGCTTCGCATGAAGGCCTTGGAGGCTGCCTGCAAGGTTGGCTCCGCGCTCAAGAATGCCCAGTTCGCGCTTCACATCCCCGCCAAGTAACGCGCCTGCTGAATTCCCCAATGATTGGCCACAGATAGGATTGCTAATCATTTGCCGCTCCCAAATTTGAATTATGCTTCGGGTTTCTGCCCGAATAGCTTTGATCCGATGTTCTTCAAGAACTGGCGTTCGAACTCGTCCAAGCGGTGATCGTCCAGCTTGGCGACGATGATGCCTTGCTCTGCGAAGGCTTTGGCTTTCACTAATTCAGGATCGGCGCGCTTCGATACCAACTTCGGATAATTCGTCCTGAGTTGCATCATTGGCTCAGCCTCCGGGCACAAGCCGCCCGCTGGGTGAACCGAGCTGGGATGATGATTGACTGATTTGCGAAGCGCTGTCGGTTAACTTCTCATCTTCTGCGGTTAACTTTTTCAGTGCACGAATCCGACGTGCACCGGTACGCCATGCCTTCTCGTAAATCGAATTTCCCGACAGTCGTTCTAATAATACCGCCGCGGCTTCCAACGTCTCGTTGTCGTAGCTCATGCCGCCCTCACCTTACTTTCACTGATGCGGAAGAACTCACGCTTCCCCGGCGGCAAGAACACAACCTTGCCGTTTTTGAAGTCGCGAACGACTGTCAGGATATCTGCAAATTCGCCTTCCATGATCCGAACGAGCGCGCCGATTGGAAGCTTATTGTTTCTGGTAATCATCGCGCCAGACGGCGCCTGAAACATGCCGACTTCCCTCGAAACGAAATCCCATTCGCCGGCCATGTACCGCGCGCGAAACTCATAAACCACAGAGGCGGGAATTTCCTCGGGCTCGCCCGTTTCGTCTGTGAGCAGCATCTCAATGCCGTTCACATTTCGGACGCGAAAGAAATTCCCATCCGGCACTTCCACGAACATGTAGCGACCAAGGATCGGGTATTCCTTCGCCTGCTTTGTCCTTGCATGGGAAACCCATTTGCGGAGCTTCGGCCAAAATGCCCGATAACCCAGCGCGGCGAGTTCTGCCTCTGCCCGGCGCTGACAGTTCGGATTTGTCACCGCGATGTACCAGTTTGCGTCATCCATTAGATCGCCCCTTGCTTGAGTGGGATGGATTGTCGGGTCCAGGTCAGACTAAGCATTGGTCAGTTCGCCAAATCTGGAATTGGATCGTCCAGCGGCTCGTCGCTGTCTCGAAACGCCAGCAGCGGGTCGTCGACCTGCCGCCGCACCGCGGTCACCGTCGCTCCAGGAAACACCAGTTTCGCCTTGGCGATCTCCGGGTAGCCCGACAGCAGCCGCGCGATTTCCTCGAGCGTGAATACTGACACCTGCCGCCCTTCCGCAGTGACTGCCTTGGCGTGTTCGATGCTGGGCACGATGGCAGCCACGCTTCCATCCTCGAGCGCCACTTCCCAGACCTGAGGTGACAGCGGTTGCTTGCCGGCGGCAGTTGCCGCACGATCGAGGGCCATCCAAGCCGACACCATACGCCCGCTCTCGCGGCGCACCTGCTCAAGCTCGCCATGCCAGATCGCCTGACTGAGCAGGTAGCGTTGGCGGTCGAACTTTTCCCGGAGAGGCGCGTCGACCAGAAGCCGCAACCGGTCAGCTCCCCACTTCACCTCCATCTCGGCCGCCGTCTCATCGGCGCCATCGAGGTACGCTCGACCGGCAATGTAGGTGCCGTTGGTCCGGGCCCACGACCGCTCGTCGGACATGGGGCGAGTGACCAATTCGCCGGCCATGATGGATTGGGATTTTGCCATGTCGCTACCTCACTCCCAGGGTGCGGCGGGCGATGTCGCCGCCGCCCCGTAGGGGGACAAGATCGACGGATCGCCTACTATTTGATTTCAATAAGGAATGCAGCGCCACACCGGCGATGTGCCCGTCGATCAGTCGACGGTTAGCAATATGATTCAAAATCATAGACTTAAGCTCCATTTTTGATCGACGGAACGCGGTAGCCCCGTCGATCTCCAACACGATCGACGGCGATCTTTTCGTGCATTTTCAGGTTGGCCAGAGCGGTGATGATGACGCCTTTTTCGACGCGCGATGCGAACGTTTCGACCATCATGGCGTCGAGGAAACGGGGTCCCTTTTTCGCCTTGTATGGCCGTCCTTCGTCCCACGCACGGTCGACCATTTGCAGGATTTGGTTCTCGATACTGGCGATGGCCGTGCCGGCAAGCTTGGTCGTCGCAGCGGGCTGAAGGACACCATCAGACCAGATCAGGTCGAGTTTCACGTCATCGCCGGAGGCAGAATAGTTCGACTTCTTGCGGGTCAGGACGCGTTGTTCCGGGAGGCCGTCCTCAGGACGCGTGAGGTATAGGCGGGCGCGCACGGCGTTATTCCATGCCGTCGACCCGCTCTCACCGGTGCCCGAGTTGCGCCCGGCCTGAGAAGGATGAGACAGCAGAATGACGGTCAGGCTGAAGCCGGATTCCTTGGCCTGCTTGATAAGGCTTCCGCAAACCGCCTTGATGAAGTAGTTGACCTGGGCGCGGATGATTTCATTACCGCCGAAAAGGTCCGCAATGGTGTCGAGGATCAGAAGGCCGATTTCCTTTTCCATGACGTGCTTCATGATCTGGCCGAAGAACGGCGAGATGAGCGGTTTGTTCTCCTTGTCGAAGGTCACCAGAAGATTGTCGTAGCCGACGCGCGGCCATACCCAAGTGTCGGTGAATGGATTGCCGACAGGGTGACCAAGAGCCGATTTGATAGAATTGTGCCGGCGATGAAGTTCGTCTTCGTCGTCCTCGCAAAAGACACCCAGGCCACGCGTGGGCGGCACGTCGATGCCGAGCCATTTCTCACCAAGTCCAGCGGCATAAAGGAGTTGCTGCGCAAGCAAGGTTTTGCCCATGCCGCCATCGCCAGAAAGGCTTGAGACTACACCTTTTGGAATCCAGTCGAGAACAATCCATTCCCGCGGCCTTGGCTCACCGGTGAGGTCGCCAACGTCGATAGGGCCCGGATCGGTAGTGGTATCGGCCTGTGTTACAGTCTGGCCGGAAAGTTGATCCGACTTTGCCTCAAGCCATTCATCCTTCGCCAAAAGGCGGGATGCTGCCACAGCAATATCGGTCGACCACTTGCCGATCGCCCGACGCCATTTCTCGGCAAACAGCGTGGCACCGCGGCCTTCTTTTTCGAGCTTGGCTGAAATGGTTTCTTCGCCCGGCAGGCGGCTTTTGACCTTGCGCTCATAGACGCCGTAAGCCTCGCGCATGCGGGCCTGTGATTCCGCTTCGCTCGGCTGGATGGGGCATTCGCGATACCAGTTCACGACCGCGGCCCAGATCAGATCGCGCATGTAATGATCGCGCCCATCGACACGCGCTCCGAAGGCGTCAAAATCCTCCGCAGGACTCGCTGTGGGCGTTACCGGGCCGGGAACGGCGCTTTTATGCTGGTCGCCGCCAAAGCGTTCCACAAGCTCGCTGACAGCCTGCAGGAGCCAGTCTGGAGCGATGGCTATTTCTGTTTCCCACGGGGCGCAGCCATCCTTCCAGGTATAGGCGCTGCCGGAAATGTGAAGCGACGGCGGCAACACGGCAAACCCGCCCTGCCCGCGAATGTCGACGCCGATCGGTGTCTTGTTGGTCGGCGCATGCCAGTCGGCCGGCGCTCGGAAAAATAGCTGCCTGCCCCCGCCGCCCGTCACCTGCTGGCAGGTTTCGGGCTCCATGTTGTTGTTATGCTCGGCAAGGATGCCTTGCCACCAGTTCAGCGCATCCGGTGTCTTGTATTCATCGAGGTCGATAACGAAGACGTTGCCGGACGCGCGGCCAGACAGAATGCCCATATTGGTGCGCTGAACGTGTTCGCCGCCTGCGCTGTACCAGCGCTCAAAAGTGGCGTCGGGGACGAGTTCTTCCTGGAGCGACTTCCAGTCGGCCAGCGCCGGGCGCTTCCAGTTCTGATGCGCAGAAGGAAGATGCGACGGGACGATCTGCAACCCGCAGGCGCGATACATCGCCGCCCAGTCGCCCGGTGCCGCCCATTCTGGCTCAAAAGAAGCTACGATCCCCACTTGCATTCTTGTCCCTAAAAATCCGCCCTGAAAATCCGCTCCAATGTTGTTACGCACTCAACAAAAGAAGGCGGCGGGGCCGTAGCCCCGCCAGCTTTGACTAACCAAAGTCGTCTTCGGCCATTTCAGGATGCCGCCGAGGATTTGCGGCCGCCGGCGCACTCACCTGAGTCGACCCGGTTGCAGGAGCCGTCGACGGGCTTGCTGTCTGCTGCACAGCAGTTTGCGCGGGGGCATTCTTGGCGACATGCACAAGGTCTGCCGGTCGCGGCGCCCAACCAGTAATTTCGAACACCGGCTGGTAGTTGGTCGACTTCTTCTGACCGGAGCCTGACGTGATGGGCAGCGTGGTCTGCAAGGCGACGATAGGCAGCTTGCCGGGATTGGCCGCTTTGGCTGCCTCGTAGGCGGTGTGCAGATCGTCAACGCCTTTAAGGAAAGCCGTCGAATTGCCGGTGATCTCGCGAATGTCACCGCCGCAGTTGGCAGCGAGCTTCATCATGATGCGCGCACCCTGCTTGAAGCCGGGATCGGCCGGCTTGTGCGGCATCGGATCGCCAAGACGGACCAGAACATGCTCAGGAGCCGAACCTGCGCCGAACTTCGAATAGCCAACCTCAATATTTTCGAGATCGAATACCGCCTTAAAGCTGTTGGTGATGTCGACATCGTTGCTGATGTAATTGCCGGCGCTATCCTGCGAGCGGTCGCGGCGAAACAGCCGTCCTGCCCGCGCGTCGTATTTCACAAAGGGAACGATGTCCCCGCCGCCGTTGCCGCTGCTGTAATTCAGACCAAGTGCCATTTTCGTTCTCCGTTTAACGTGCCGCTATCAGGCCAGCGGCGTTGCCTTTCCCCGACCAGCGGACGAATAGTTGAGTTTTAAAATCCCCACGTTTCGAACCCGATTTGCCTTGCCTGGCCTCCCCAATAGAAGGACTCGAAATCAGGCGCAGTAATTCGGGTGAAGAATTGTGGATCGTCCGACAGCGCGAGAAATGCCTCACAACGCAAGGCAATCTGGTGCAGCGCGTTTAAATGGTCGCGCACATTCTCAAGCTGATACGTTGCGCGCTTCTTCGGGGTGCAATAGGTCAGCCGAGCGTCGACATTATCGCCGGTCGCCGTGGCGTAGAGTGCCACCTGACGGGCATGCGGAATTTTGATCGAAGACGGCAGTTTTTCAGTCGTCTTGAGGTCGACCACGATGCCGTGCTGTTCCCAGCGGTAATCGAGGTAGCCGACGATTGGGTAGCGAAGACCTTCAGGCTTCCACTCGACAAACTGCTGGCAATGCGAAGGAATGCCGTAGGGCCTCAATTCCTCAAGTGCCGATTTCACCATGTCAAGGATCGTCGCGCGGTAATCCTCGCGGCGCTTATCGCCGGATAGTGCGGTGATCGTGTCGTATTTCTTGAGCGCGACCTCGACGCATGACTCCAGCGGCGCATCTGGGTTCATCAACCCGATAGTCACGCCATCTTCCACAGCAGTACCGCGATGCGCCGGCGCACCTACCGGCTGGCGCCGTCCAAGTATGCGTTCCAGAACAAACATGCTGGTCGATGCGCAGAACAGATTCAGGGATGACGGGGAATGCCGTTCGAATTTCATGCAGCGCTCCTGTTATGCAAAACCTCAGCTCCGTAGAGCGCAATCAATGCAGCCTCCGCTCGCCCGTCATGCTTTTTGAGAGCAAAATGTTCGGCCACGTTGGGAAACATGCGAATTGCAAGTTTGCGAGAAAGGTCTTTGTCCGATGTCAGACCGAAGTGCTTCTTCCACTTCTGGGGCGTGACGAAATGCAATGGAATGTTTAAGGCACCGACAACGCCACGCACATCGCCGTATGAGCGTCCAAAATTGAAAACTGAAACGACGCCCTGCTTAGGCATCGCTGCGACCTTTTCGATCACGGCCATAGACGGCGAGTACCGACGTATCAGTGAGGCGAGATGTGGGGCGCTAATCTCGCCGCCGGCAACCGGCACATCATTAACAGCGATGCGACCAGGAACTTCCGGGAAATAAAATGCGACAGCGCCAGTAACGCCGGGATCAATGCCAAGGATGCAATTCATTGCTGCCCCCACAACGCTTTGACGCCATCGGCGCAAAGATTGGCAAGTTGGTCGGGAGTAATCTCGACTTGTTCGACATGACGACCGCGAGAAATGCCCGGCTCGCTGAACTGGAGGTTCAGGATGGGCTTATCATCAGCAATGGTCAGGAATGCCAGTTCGGCTTTGCGCGGGTGTGTCATCACACAAACTCCGTCGCGGCAAACCGCATAACAGGACGACGAGCTTGCTTGACCTCTCTCTTCTTAAAAACGACGCTGTGATGATACGGGCACCACGAACCGCCATCGGCCGGATGCCCGCAGATCAGGTCATCATCACCCTGTATCCAGCGGCATTGGCCTGATTGCGCGTCGGTGAGTTTGATGTTGAGCGGATCAACAATGCACGGCGGCATAGCGACGGGAGGCGCTTCATATACGGGCCTCGGCATACGGGAGCGGTGCTGTCGAACTGTCTTGGCAGCTTTCCCGTTACCTTTGTAATTGCCACGAGCGCCTCGGCGTTCAAGGCCGAGCCGGTGTACTTTGCCGATGATACCGTTGCGGGTGATGTTGATGCCGAACTCGGAATGGAAGATGGACGCGATCTGCGCGCACGACGGCTTGTCGCTTGCTGACCAAAGCGCCTTGAGGCGGTCCGTTCTTTCTGCATTCCAGTTCGAAGTCATCTCCCCTCTCCCAATATCTCAGGTGCGATCCAGACCGCGAAGACTGCGAGCCGCGTGGATAAGCGCAGTAATGTCCTTGCCGTAAAAATCCGCATCGCTCGCATTCATCGCTCCCGCCAATGTTTCGAAGCGGGACGCGAGGTCGCTTGCTTCGCGGCGCGCTCGTTCTGAGGCGCCGATGATTTTCTCTGCAACTTGCTGTTTCGGCCGCTTGGCTTCGCCGTAGAACAGCGCCTTGCATTGCCGGAATGAGATGCCAGCCTTGGTCGCCGCTCGTGCAAGCCAAGACTCGCGCGTGTCGAATGGCCGGTAAGGACCGGCAATGTCTGCGATGCGATCTGACCAATCAGTCGTTGTTGCACTCATGTTATTTCTGTCCGAACTTTCCAACATCTCGGGAACTCCGTGTGCTTAGTTGCAAGCCATGGAGAACGAGGTTGACGACACACACTCAACTTTCACGATGATCGGCGCTGTAACGCTGACCGTCGCAAACTCACTGAAACCAACTGATGACCGC